ATGGCTGCTAAGGAAGTCAAATTCCACACCGAAGCCCGCGAGAAGATGCTGCGCGGTGTCGACATTCTCGCCAACGCTGTGAAGGTCACGCTCGGTCCCAAGGGCCGCAACGTCGTGATCGACAAGTCGTTCGGCGCCCCTCGCATCACCAAGGACGGCGTCACCGTCGCCAAGGAGATCGAGCTGGAGGACAAATTCGAGAACATGGGCGCGCAAATGGTGCGCGAGGTCGCGTCCAAGACCAGCGACATCGCCGGCGACGGAACCACAACGGCGACCGTGCTTGCCCAGGCGATTGTCAAGGAAGGCGCCAAAGCTGTCGCTTCCGGAATGAACCCGATGGACCTGAAGCGTGGCATCGACAAGGCGGTCGACGCCGTGGTCGCGGAACTCAAGGTCAATGCGCGCAAGGTGACCAAAAACGACGAGATCGCCCAGGTGGGGACCATTTCGGCCAATGGTGACGCCGAAATCGGCCGTTTCCTTGCCGAGGCCATGGAAAAGGTCGGCAACGAGGGTGTCATCACCGTCGAGGAGGCCAAGACCGCGGTGACCGAGCTCGAAGTCGTCGAGGGCATGCAATTCGATCGCGGTTATCTCAGCCCGTATTTCATCACCAACCAGGACAAGATGCGCGTCGAGCTCGACGAACCTTACGTACTGATCCACGAAAAGAAGCTGTCCAACCTGCAGGCGCTGCTTCCGGTTCTGGAAGCGGTGGTCCAATCCGGCAAGCCGTTGCTGATCATCGCGGAGGACGTCGAGGGCGAGGCCCTTGCCACGCTCGTCGTCAACAAGCTGCGTGGCGGCCTCAAGGTCGTGGCCGTCAAGGCGCCTGGCTTCGGCGATCGCCGCAAGGCGATGCTGGAAGACATTGCTATTCTGACCGGCGGCACGGCGATCTCGGAAGATCTCGGCATCAAACTCGAGAATGTAACGCTGAACATGCTGGGCCGCGCGAAGAAGGTGGTCGTCGAGAAGGAAAACACCACCATCGTTGACGGCGCCGGCTCCAAGACCGAGATCCAGGGGCGTGTTGCCCAGATCAAGGCCCAGATCGAAGAGACCACTTCGGACTACGATCGTGAGAAGCTGCAGGAACGCCTGGCCAAGCTCGCCGGGGGCGTCGCCGTCATTCGCGTCGGCGGCTCGACCGAGGTCGAGGTGAAGGAGCGCAAGGATCGCGTCGATGACGCCATGCATGCCACCCGCGCCGCCGTCGAAGAAGGTGTGTTGCCGGGCGGCGGCGTTGCCTTGCTGCGCGCAGTGAAGGCGCTCGACAATGTCCAGGCCGACAATTCCGACCAGAAACACGGCATCGAGATCGTGCGGCGCGCCCTCGAAGCGCCGGTGCGACAGATTGCGGAAAACGCTGGCGCCGAAGGCTCGATCATCGTCGGCAAGCTGCGCGACAAGGCCGAGTTCGGCTATGGCTGGAACGCACAAACCAATGAGTTCGGCGACCTCTACACACAGGGCGTCATCGATCCGGTGAAGGTGGTGCGCACCGCACTTCAGGACGCGGCATCCGTCGCTGGCTTGCTGGTCACCACCGAGGCGATGGTGGCCGAGAAGCCGAAGAAGGACGCGCCGCTGCCGGCGATGCCCGGCGGTGGCATGGACTTCTAAGAGACAGACAGAGAGGCCGTGTCCGCGTCCATCGAGGCGCGGACACGGCTCCAGACGGACGGGTGATTGGCATGGATACGACCAACATCAACAAGATTGCGCCGCCGCAACGTGCGGCTACCGAACTCGATTATGAGACCGATCTTAGAGTCGTGCTGGAGCCGGTGCTGACCGAGGTGCTCGACACGGCAGAATCCGCGGGCTGGGACCGGCGGAAGGCAGCGTACACGGTGATGTTTCTGGCAGCACGGCAGTTGTCAGCCGGAAAATCGACCCCGAAAACGGATGTTGGAAAGGGTTGAGAAAATGGAAGTGCCACATGCCGGCAAATGAAAGGAACGGACAGTATCGTCCGTTCCAACCCGGTTAGACCCGATAGCCAGCCGGAAGCGTCCCTGGCGCCGAGCTAATGGCGCGCCGAAACCTGCCCGGCGGGCAGGGCCGGCATCCCACTCTGTTTTCGGGACCGTGGCGGTCGGTGCCTTGCCGCTACTTCTTCTTCGGCCTCAACACCCGCGGGCCGATGTTGTCGTAAACCTGTTGTGCCGGAAATGCGCCGGCTGGAGGCTGCTGGCCCGGCAAGACCTTGCCGACCTGGACCAGAAGATCCTGCCCCGGTTTGACGATGTCGTAGGTGACACCCGGGTTGTAGGTCGTGAATGCCGTGTTGCCATAGACATTCGTCTGCATGGTGCCGGCCGTCCGTCCGTAGTCGCGGCTGGTGGTGTCCTGGCTGCCGAGGATGACAAAATGGGTGTTGCCGGTCTGCAGCGTGACTTCCGCGGCCTTGAGCAAGCTGTAGTCCTGGACGGCTGTCGGGTCGGTAAAGCCGTTGCCGCGCGCCGAGATGCGGTAGGTGTCGTTGGTGATCGGCATGGCGACCACTCCGCCGGTCGCCCCCATTTCCTGATATGGCGTCTGGCAGCCGGCCAAAAATGCGGCAGCCAATACTGCGAAAAGTCTTAGTTTCATTGCACCCCCCCCCCCCCTGGGAACACCGAAGCACGGGATTAGCCCTTGTTTTCCATGCTGGTGTCCGCCCTCACCATCACTGAAGCCTAAGCTGCCAGTGACGGCAACTGCTCTCTGGTGCTTTTCACCGGCAGCGGTGCATAGCGCCAGCTCAGCCTTCGAGAATGCCAAGGCATTTGCCTGGCCTGTGATGCTGCGCCCGAAGCTCTGCTTGGGCGCGCGAGCTGAGATCAACTGCGCCATTGCAAGGCCGATTGGAGTAGTGAGCGCGTGTCTTGAAGAATAAGTTCAATACTGTACAGATTGGAAGCCATCTGGACATTGTTAAGATTCTGTGAATATATCACCGCGGGGAATTTACTGCGGGGGATAAAAGTGTATCGCACGTCTTTGATGTGCGGGGCGGGGTTGTTTTGCGCTGTATTGACCGGGTGTGCGACAAAACCTGTTCCGAGCGATGTAACCGGCCTGACCAGCTATGCAATTGTTCAGCAGATCAGGTGTGAGGCGCGCGATGCCATCAGGGCGTTTGCGACAAATTCGCTTGCAGAACATCAGCCGCTATTGTCCGCGCATCTGAAGAACAACCCGGCCGACTTCATCGGGCTGGATTTCAGGAAGCTGGACGAGGCGACGCGACGGGTCTTCGAACGCTATGACCAGGGCGCGATCGGCTATGATTTCACCTTCGACATCACGGAAAAGAACAAGGCCGGCGGAGGAATCGGCTTGCGGCGCGGCTTCTCGACAGGTCCGCTCACCATCGGCTTCAGGGCCGACAACAATCTCGAGCGACAGAACACCCGGACGTTCCGCAGCGCCGACACATTCCTGTTTCTGGCGACGCAGATGCCGGAGCGGTTCTGCAGCGAGGTGCGCAAGGGGACCAACTGGCAATATCCCATTTCGGGCTCGATCGGCCTCAGAGAGACGCTGGCGACATTCATCAGCCTGAACCAGTCGGCAAACTTGGTCGGACCCGACAAGACGCCCGACATACCGACGCTCGTCGACACGATCGAGTTCACCACCACCGTGTCCGGGTCGGTTTCACCCAAGGTCCAGCTGGAGCCGATAAGCCAGGCGCTGCGGATCAACGGCGCCGACATCACCTTGTCGGGCGAACGCATCGACAAGCACAAGGTCGTGGTCGGCCTGACCTTGCCATTTGACCCCAACGACCAGCGGGCGCGTGGCAACCTGATTGCCGTTCAGCGGTCGCTGAGTGCGATCGCCGATGCGAAGCGCGAATCCCGCGAAGAGAGGAAGGCTTCGGCCATCGACAGGTTGATCGAATAGCTGCTGGGGAGAGGGGCATGGTTCAACGTTTCAGGCACGACGATGATCTGGTTCTGGCGAGGGGACGCAAGCACCTGACGGTGCCGATGCGGCGGCTTGCCGATGCCTATCAGGCCATCGTGGAAAGTGGCCGGGCTGACGAGTTTGTCGAGGCCTGCAGGCAACAAGGCATCCAGGTGCGCGTGCTGGCTTCCGCCGCCGCCGCACTTTCCCGGGCTGAAGGGCTGATGTCAGGCGATCAGTTGTTCGACGGGCTTCGTCGCGGCGGCTGGGCCGGCGCGATGGTCGCGACGCCGGGCGCGGGCGAGGCTGTGAAAGTGTCGCCGGCCACCATCAATTTCGTCAAGCGTTTCCTGGCCAGGGACGGCGTTGGGGGACTAAGTCCGATGGCGCGCGGCGTGGCCGATTGCGACGAGTGTGAATAGCTGATCCATCAGCAAGCCACGAGCCGGCGCGCATCGTGCTGCAGTCTCCGACTGTCAATTCACAGGCCGTTCGCAGGCAACCGACCGGGAACGAACGGGCCGGCGAACGGGATTGCCTCAGGTAACCTGAAACGTCATGCTGTGGTCACGATGGTGCTTTGCGTCGACAATATGCTGCGTGGTCAGGGGCTGCTTCGGCGGCCCTTTTCGCGTTTATAGAGACCCATCTGCTGCAGGCCTGACCGGCGATAACGACCTGGCTGATGTCACGGCCGAGCCACATGGCATGGCCGTCCGTCTTGAGCGCAGACACGTCGTGCCGCGCCAGCATAACCGGCAGCCACATCGCCGCGCGGCGGCGGCCTAGGCATTCCCAATCCCTGACAACGAGGACGACATGAAAAAGCTCGGCACTTTGCTGCTGATGATATTCGGCTGTCTGGCCTTCAACGGCATCGCTTCGGCCGATGTGGCCGTGCCCGCCAAGCCATACAAGAGCCACCAGAATTCGTGCAACCTGATCACGCCGTTCAAGATCGGCGAATGGGACCTGAGCGGCGACGGCGCCAATGAGTGGGTTTATTACGAAAAGACCGCGCTCGGGAACTGGGCTAACCATATCGTCGTCTTCGACTTTCAGGCCGGCTGCACCTTTTACCCGTTGGACGACAGTCTCTCCGGCGATCCCAACGCCTTCTACACCGTATCGGCTCTGCAGATGGATGGCGCTGCCGGCAATGAGCTGGTCGTGCGGCCGCGGCCGGGCGGAAGCGTCGGCGGCACGCCGACCTGGAGCCATCCGACGAGGGTGATCAAGCAGAGCGCCAGGGTCTATTATCTCGTCGACTATGGTGCGATCGGCTACCGCGCCTACAACGCCACCGACTACAACGGCCAGACCGGCACCGACATCAGCGCCCTGGGCAGCTTCGTCGATTTCGCCGGCAACGAATCCTATTATTTTCACGTCTTTTCGCTACTGCCGTCGCCGGCGTTCCGCCAGTACGACTATCGGGCGACCGTCAGCCTGCGCAACTCCCCCTTCGCGGTGCGCCCGTATAATGGGGTGATGAGCGGCCAGCTCGACGCCCAGCCCGGCGATGAAGCCGCCGTGCTGCTGCCGCCGACCAACGGCACGTCGGGCGTGATCTACATTTTCTCGGATCGCGACAGGTCGAAATGGGTCGGCAGCTTCAGCGGCAATTACGGATCGTTCGTTGCCATGGTGAAGTCGGCAACCATCGCGGCCGGCAAGGTCACTGTTGTCGTCAGCTATTTCAACAACCTGACCCCGAGCGCCTCTTATGATGCGACGTTTCAATATGCGGTGCGGGTCAACACGTCCAGGGTCAACTGACGATGCCATACGTCAATCCCGCCACGGATGACCGGGCGGCCTGCTGTCTTCACGATGGCGCATAACGTCGAAAAGGGCTGCTTCGGCAGCCCTTTTCGAATTTCTGGTTGGTGCAGGTCGAAACTCGCCACAGGCTTCGTCACGACTGCCAGAAGCGGGCGCGCTTCATGCGGTATCCGGCCTGCTCGCTGCCACCTGGCTTTTCGATGCCAGGCTGATCGGGGTTTTGCGGGTCGGGGTTTGGCCGCTCAGTGCCCGGCGGGTTCTGGCCGTCGGCGTGACGGGTCTTTTCGTTGGTCTCGTCGACAGGCTCGGTGTTGCCGTATGTGTCGGCGGGTTTCCTGTTTTCGGCGGCTTCCTGGCTGACGCCGTCATCTTTTTGCCTGTCATTGGGCTTTGAACTGTCATCGGGCTTTGGACTGTCATTGGGGTCGCGATAGTTTGGTGCCGGCTTGCGGGCCGCTATTGCTTTTTCGTGAGGCATGATTGGTCTCCTGCTGTCCCGGAGACAACATGCGGTGCGGCGTAAGGTTCCGTTTCAGCGGGGCAGGGCGCCAGCCTGGCGCGGCCTGCCCAGGCGCACCGGCCCCAGAACGCCGCCCCCCGGGCCATCAGCTCATGAGGGACGTATTCACCGGCTGGTCACAGGCTGCGCGATGGGCCGCCACGGGTAGACCTGACCTTGAGCTGAAAGTCGCCGTCATAGATCCGGTTCAGGATCGAGCACGCAGATGTGGCGCTTTCAAACGAGCGCTCGACAAGGACGGTATTGCCAAGTGTTGCGGGCTGATCTTCGGCATCATCCCAGACCTGCCATGATCCGTTCGGCTCCTGGATACATCTGAAACGTGTAACAACTGCGGTCACGGGCTGCCCCTTTGCTCTATGGCTGGGCTCGATGGCTTGATCGTTGCCTTCCGCAACGCGCGAAGCGCGCATTCGTTCAATCATGGCATCTGGGCTAGGACAGGCAGGACGCCGAGCAGCACCCAGATGGCCATCAGGATCGCGGCCCCCTTTGCCTCCGCCACATCAGCCCCCTTGAAAAGACCCCGGCGCAGCAAAGCAAAGCCGGCCCGCCGCGGCAATAGGGGCAGCTGGTGCAGCGCCGTTTTGCCCCCCGGCGACGCGACGTTGCAGCTGGGGGTGAGGGACCACCTGATCTCGCCGTCGATCAAAACGGGATTGCGTCGGGTTACCCGATACGGCATGCTGTTCTCAACATGGCGCAGTGCGTCGATTGGGGGCTGCTTCGGCGGCCTTTTGCTTTTCAGATTGCCCGGCAGGGCAGGCAGGCCAGATCAGGAGCAGCGGATGTCACGGTCCCGGCGCAGGACGCCCATCGTCGGCATGACGACCGCTGAGAGCGACAAGCCTTTCAAGGTGGCTGAACATCGCCGCGAGCGGCGTATCGTCAGGTCGGCAATCAAGGCCGGCGACGACAGCCCCACGGTTCGGCTGTTTGGCAATCCCTGGGCTTCCGACAAGGATGGCAAGCAGTGGCTTGGCGACCGTCACCCCGACCTGATGCGGAAGTGACGGCTTTCGCCAGGCGGGCAGGCCAAAAGCCAGGGCAGCACATGCCGGGCCGATAGAGGCGAAGGCACCTTCCCACTTCGTAGCCGGGGCGGTTTTTCATGCGCCGAGGGACTGCGAGCCGGACGATGCGACGCCAGCATTCAAGCGTGTTCCAGGTCTCTGACCGATAGATTGAGCCCGAACGCCTTTACGATACTGAGCAGTGTGGACAGCTTTGGGTCGCCATCCTCACTCAGCGCCTTGTAGATGCCCTCTCTGGAGATTTTGGTTTCTCTCGCCAGGTCGGATATGCCTCGGGCCCGGGCAACATTGTTGAGGGCAAGCTTGATCCCGGACGGGTCGCCGTCCTCGAATGCCGCCTCGAGATAGGCAAGGATTTCCTCCTTGGAGTTCAGAAACTCGGCGGCGTCCCATTTTGTGGTCTTGATGGTCATTTGACCTCCTTTGCCATCGCAATGGCCTTCTTGATATCGGAAGCCTGCGTCGACTTATCGCCACCGCAAAGCAGGATGACGACAGTTGTGCCGCGCTTGACGAAGTAGACGCGGTAGCCAGGACCAGTGTCGACGCGAAGCTCGCCGATGCCGTCGAAATATTTGGCATCACCTGAGTTGCCCAACTCCAGCCGGTCGATACGGGTCAGGATGCGGGACCTGGCCTTGAGGTCCTTGAGGTCGGTGAGCCAGCCTGTGAACTCAGCGGTCCTGCGAATTTCGATCACGAGATTTGTGTACTGCAGTTGGCAGATGATTGTCAACTCTGGTTCACAGGTGGATGTTTGCGGGCCGGCGCGTTGTGACCTGTCAGCCTGACCGGCGCCGCCCCTCGCAGCCAGCGCGCCGCGCTCGCCCTCAACCGATCGCCCGGCGAAAGGACCTCCATGCCCGCACCCACCCCGTTCTGGAAGGCGCGCAGCTCTTATGGCGCGGTCTTTGCCACGCCCGACGCGCTGTGGGCGGCCTGCAGCGAATATTTCGACTGGGTCGAGGCCAACCCGCTCTTTGAAGCCAGGCCCTTTGCCTATCAGGGCGAGGTCAAGGTCGAACAGATCGAGCGGATGCGGGCGATGACGATTTCGGGCCTGTGCATCTTTCTCGGCATCGGCCGCGCGACATGGGACGGCTATGGCGAGCGCGACGGCTATGACGAGGTCACCGCGCGGGCCGAGGCGGTCATCCGGACGCAGAAATTCGAGGCTGCGGCGGCCGATCTGTTGAACCCGACGATTGTCGCCCGCGAGCTCGGCCTTGCCGACAAGGCGGAGGTAACCGGCAAGGGCGGTGCTGCGCTGACCTCTGCGGTGGACGAGCTGTCCAAGAACGACATTGCCCGCCGCGTCGCCTTCCTCCTGGCGCAGGGACTGAACAGTGCAGCTCAGTGAGGTGCTGGCGGCCCTCGACGCCCTGCCGGCGCAGGCGCGCCAGGAAGTGATCGACGAGGCGGTGAAGGCGTCGGTCGGCCGCTACATGATCCCCAACCCCGGGCCGCAGACCGAGGCGTGGCTGTCCGAGGCCGACGAGACCTTTTATGGCGGTGCGGCCGGCGGCGGCAAGACGACGTTGATCTGCGGCCTGGCGCTCGAAGAGTACCAGCCGGCACTGATCCTGCGCAGACAGGCGACCCAGCTCAAGGGCATCGAGGACGAGCTCGCCCGCATGCTCGGCGGCCGCGGCGGCTACAACAGCCAGTCGCATGTCTGGCGCCTGGCCAATGGCGGCAAGATCGAGCTCGGCGGCGTGCCGCATGAGGCCGACAAGGAAAAATACCAGGGCCGGGCGCATAGGCTGAAGGCCTTCGACGAGATCACCCAGTTCACCGAGAGCCAGTACCGCTACATCATCGGCTGGTTGCGCGATGCCAGGGGCCGGCGCTGCCGGGTCGTTGCAACAGGCAACCCGCCGACCTCGGCCGAGGGCATGTGGGTGGTCAGGTACTGGGCGCCATGGCTCGACAAAAGCCACCCAAAGCCTGCGGCTTCTGGCGAACTCCGATGGTTCACCACCATCGGCGGCGAGGACCGCGAGGTCGATGCCGACTATGAGGGGCCGAAGGGCGAACGTCCGAGGTCGAGAACCTTCATCCGCTCGATGCTGGAAGACAATCCGGAGCTGATGGCGACGGGTTATGCCGCCCAGCTCGAAAGCCTGCCCGACGAGATCCGCGAGCGGCTGCGCTACGGCTCGTTCGAGGCAGGCGGCAAGGACGATCCCTGGCAGGTGATCCCGACCGGCTGGATCAGGCAGGCGCAGGCGCGGTGGCTCGCCACTCCGCCCGACCTGCCGATGACGGCAGTGGCCGCCGACATCGCCCAGGGCGGATCCGACAAGACGCAGATCCAGAGCCGGCGCGAGTGGTGGTATTCGCCTTTTGCCAGCTACAAGGGCAGCGAAACGCCCGACGGGCCGACGGCAGCCGGGCTGATCGTCAGGCAGATGCGCGACCGTTGTCGTGTGGTGGTCGATGCCGGCGGCGGTTATGGCGGCGACACGCTGACCCAGCTTGCCCATGCCGATGTCGACTGTTTCGGCTTCAAGGGCGGCAGCGGCTCGACCGCTTCGACACGCGACGGCCTGTACGGTTTTGCCAATCTCCGGGCCCAGGCCGTCTGGCAGTTTCGCGAACAGCTCGACCCGGCCTATGGCGCGCGCATCGCCTTGCCGCCGGATGCCGAGCTGGAAGTCGATCTCGCCGCCTATCGCTATGAAATCCGCGTCGGGGGCGGCGGCGAGGACATCCTTGTCCTGCCCAAGGATGTCATGCGCGAACAGCTCGGCCGCTCCCCCGACAAGGGCGACACCACCATCATGCTGTCGGCGTCTGCCATCAGCGGGCTGAAGCGCCCGAAGGCCGCGCAGGAGCGGCGCGAGCAATCGAGGCTGCGGCTGCAATCCGTGACGTCAAACAGTGCCTTGAAGGCCAAACTGCGAGGAAAACGCCGATGAGTGGACTTTTCGGAAAGAAACAGCCGATGCCCGAGCCGGAGCCGCCGGCAACGATGCCCGACCCGGAAGATCCCTTGGCCAAGCGCCAGCGCAGCCGGACGCGCTCGCTGGCCCCGGCGGCCAAAAGCAGCGCCGCCACCGACCGCCTGGCCCAGGTTCCGGGTACGATCGGGCGTGAGTTCTCGCGCGGAACGCTCGGAGCGAGCTGATGAGCGACCAGGCAGGCCGCGACCTGATGGCGATCGATGCGCGCCTCTTTTCCGCCAAGGGTGCGCTCGACAGCCTGTATCAGGAAATCGCCGAATTCCTGTTCCCCGAGCGCGCCGACTTCACGACGGAAATCGTGCTCGGCCAGGAGTTCGCCGCGCATCTGACCGATGCCACGCCCGTGCTGATGCGGCGCGAGCTTGGCGACCAGATCGGCTCGATGGTGCGGCCCGATGGGCGCCAATGGTTCAAGGCGGCGGCCTCCAACAACCGCATCGGCCGTGACCGCGATGCTGCGTCTTTCCTCGAATTCATGACCGACGTGAACAGCGCCATCCTGAATTCGCGCGACAGCGGCTTTCGCCGCGCCGCACAGCAGGTCGAGCATGACTTCGCCGCCTTCGGCATGGGCTGGCTGCAGGTCAGCTACAACAGGAACCGCGACAACCTCATCTACCGCTGCCACCATCCCAAAAACATGGCGGGGCAGGAGGGGCCCGACGGCCAGGTCAACCATGTCCACCGCAAATGCGACATGACCGCTGCCGCCATGGCCCATCTGTTCGGTGAGGCGAGGCTGCCGCAGCAGGTGAAGAACGCGCTGCGCAACAAGGATACGAAGACGACCTTCAAGGTCCGCCACATCTTCATCCCGCTGGAGCTCTACGAGCCGCGCCGCAAATTCCCCAAGGGGGCGAAGTGGGCGGATGTCTATGTCAGCGAAGACGGCACCATCCTGCAGGAACTGCCTGCTTTCACCTTCGATTATGTCGTGCCGCGCTGGTGGCTGTTGTCGGGCAAGTTCTACGCCGTGTCGACGGCGGCGTCGATCGGCCTGACCGAAAGCCGCATGCTGCAACGCATGAAGATGACGATCATCGAGGCCGGCGAAAAGCAGGTCGACCCGCCGCTGGTCGCCACCCAGGATGCGCTTTTGTCGCCGGTCGATCTCGGCGCCAACGGCATCACCTTCATCGACAGCCAGTACGACGAACGCCTGGGGGCGGCACTGCGCGTGCTCGACTTGGGCAAGAATGTCGGCCTCGGCATCGACCTGATCAACGACCAGCGCAACCAGCTCGGCGACGCCTTCTTCCTGAGTAAGCTGCAGCCGATCGCCCAGGCCGACAAGACGATGACGGCTTACGAGGCAGCGCAGCGCGTCCAGGAATGGATCCGCAACGCCATGCCGCTGTTCGGCCCGATCGAACATGAATGGACCGGTGCGGTGCTCGACCTGACCACCGAAAAGGTGATGCGGGCCGGCGGTTATGGCCCGGTGGACCGCAACGGCGTGCCCTTGGACATGCCCGACATCCTGCTCGGCCAGAACATCCAGTACGAGTTCAACAATGCGCTGAAGGAAGCGCGCGACCGGCAGGTGCTCAACGCCTTCCAGGAAAGTGCCGCCATCCTGCAGGCAGGCGTGTCGCTCGATCCGTCGCTGGCCGGCGAGGTCGATGCCCGCACCATGTTTCGCGACGCCTTTGCCGCGATCCCGAACAGCCGCGCCGACTGGCTGCTCGATGCCGAGCAGGCGGCGGCCAATCTCAAGCAGAGCCAGCAGGCCATGGCCGAACAGCAGCAGATGCAGCAGGTCGGCACTGGCGCCGCTGTCGCCACCCAGGTCGGTGATGCCGCGCAGTCGATCCGGGCGGCACTCGGACAATGAGCCAGAAGCCCTATCGCCCCTGGCACCCGGTCACGGTGCGCCCTGACAACGAGATGCCGCGCAGCGATCTGGAAATCCGCAAGGCCGATTGCGCAGCGCTCCAGGCGCTGGCCGCCGGCATTGCCAATGAGGAGCAGCAGAAGCGGGCGCTGGGCGCGGTGCTGCATATTTGCGGCCTGCATCAACCCTCCTGGATGCCGTCGGAGCATGGCGGCGAGCGCGACAGTTCTTTTGCCGCCGGCAAGCAGCATGTCGGCTTCCAGATCCGGAAGCTGATTTCCCATTCCCTTTCCATTTTGACAGGTGAGAGCAATGACCGACCAGCCCATGACCGACGCACAGGCAAACCAGCCGACGACCGCAACGCCGACCGCGCCAGACAATAGCCCGGCGCCGGTGTCGCATTCGCCGGGTTCGACGTCGCCGGCGCCAAATTCGCCGCTACCTGGCGCCGACGCGGCACTGCAGTCGTTCCGCGAACAGCTGGCCGGCGGCGATGCCGCGATGATGAAGCAGCTCGAGCGCTACAGGTCGACCGACGAGATTTCGAAGGCCTTCCGCGAGGGCTACAGGAATGCCAAGAATGGCGGCCGGCAGGTCGAACTGACCGAGAAGTCGACGCCGGAAGACGTCAAGGCCTATCGCGCCGCCAACGGCATCCCGGAAGATGCCGCCCAATATCCCGGCGCGTTCCGCGAGGGTTTCGAGGTCACCGACGCCGACAGGGCGATCCTCTCCGACTTCAAGGCGGCGATGCATGAGCGCCACGTGCCGCCGAAGGTGGCAGCCGCAGCGCTTGACTGGTACCAGGATTTCGCCGCCACCCAGGCCCAGGAGCTGAATGCCCAGCTGGCCAAGGTCGCCGGCGACACGCAGAAGACCCTGCGCAGCGAATGGGGCGGCGACTATGACGGCCAGATCGGCGCCGCCCAGGAGCTGATGCGGGCGCATCTCGGCGACGACGGTTTCGGCCAGATGATGGGCCTGCGCCTGATGGATGGCTCGCGCCTGCAGGACAATCTCGGCTTCGTCAAGATGATGGCGACCATCGGCGCCGACTATTACGGCTCGACGGCGATCCTCACCGGCGACATCGAGGCGACCGGCAAGACGCTCGAAGCCCAGCAGCAGGAGCTCCTGGCGCTGCGCGTCTCCGACCCGGAGAAATACAAGAGCGACGCCGTCCAGGGCAAACTGACCAGGATCTATGCCCAGCTCGACAAGATAAACGCCCGGAAGTGATCCGGGCGGATCAAGACTTATCGCGGCACCCCGGCAACGGCCCCGCAAAACGCTCCAACAAGAAAAGCTGATGTGACGCCCCGCGACGGGGTGAGTAGCGGCCCCGTGCCCCCGGCACGGCATCCCGCGAAAGCCCTGCCTGCTGCACCCCGATCACGGCTGAAAGACCCTCCAATCATCATCGAAGGATATCGAGATGCCTTATGCCATCACGAAAACCCAGTACCGGGATGAGTGGGTCGTCGCCTTTCAGCGCGGCGAAACCTACCTCAAGGACTGCGTCACCAAGGAACTCATGGTCAGCGGCCTGACCGCCTCGTTCGCGCTCCAGGGCGCTGCCGGGCGCATGACCAGGCGCGGCACGAACGGTCTCATCCCGTCGCGCAACCGCACCGACAGCCAGCCGACGATCACGCTGGAAGAAAAGCACACCAAGGAAACCCGTCCCGGCTTCGACGTGTTCACCGCGGCTGCCAACCTGCGTGAAGCGATGCAGAACGCCAGTGCGCTGACCGCCTCGCGCGAAATCGACATGACCATCATCGAGGCGCTGTCGACCGCCACCAACGCCTATGCCGGCGGTGCGGCCCAGACCCTGACCTACGGCAAGACGGTCGACGCCTTGTCCGACCTGTTCGAGCTCGACGTCATGGCCGGCAACGAGATCACCTGCCTGTGGACGCCGAAAGCCTGGGCCCGCCTGCTCACCTTCCAGGAGTTCAAGTCGGCCGACTATATCGACGCCAAGCCGCTCGTCGGCCTGACGCTCGACCGGCCGAAGCTCTGGCTCGGCGCCAAGCACATCATGCACACCGACCTGCCGGGCATGGGCACGGCGACCGCGTCCAACTTCATCTTCGCCAAGCCGGCCGTGGGTCACGCCATCGCCGGCGACGTGAAGGTCGATGCCGGCTTCAACGGCGAGGACGACTACTCCTACGACCGTGCCACGATCTACGACGGCAGCACCATCCTGCAGCAGGCCGGCGTCATCAAGGTCGTCACCGACGACACCGCTGCGTTCTCCTGAGGAGGCTTGGAAATGGCTTATGAAACGAACGGCTTCAAGCTCCTGACCGATGGTCTTTCCGGCGCCAGCACCATGAAGACGTGGCTGCTGGATTCGGTCGACGCCATCGCGACGGTCAATACCTCCAACTATGTCAGCGACGGCCACGCCAAGGGCGCCCGCCAGGGTGACATCGTCATCGTGCGCACGCGCACGACCACGCTGGCCGGCCCGGTGACGGCGATCCACCATTGCTGGGTGATCGACGAGAAGACCGGCAGCGACGGTCGCGGCATCGACCTGACCGACGGCCTCGCCATCACCGCGACCGACACCGATTGACTCGAAGCGACTGGGGGAGGCCTGCGGGCCTCCCTTTCCCCTTTCATTTCCCTTTGATCCCAGGTGAAAACAATGACTGAAGTCACCAAGCTTGCCGGGCATCGCTTCGCCCAGGCCGACTACGCCATCGGCCGTTATGCAGCGACAGTGCCGTCGGACACCACGCTCGCCGACGTCACCCACCCCGAATTCTTTGCCAACCACCTCACGGTGTTCCGGCGCGGCATGACCATCGACATCGTTTCGGATGATTTCGGCCTCGACTGCACGCTGCGTGTGCTCGCCGTCACCAAGACCACGGCGGTTGTCCGCGTCATCAGGCTGTTCGACGAGGACAGCGCCCCCAGGGCGACCGCCACCGAGGTCAGCCCGGCCGAGGTCAGCTTCGGCGGCCCGCACCACAAATGGCGTTTCCTGCATGGCGGCAACGTCATCCAGACCGGTTTCGACACCAGGGACGCGGCTGAAAAAGCAGCCGACCGGTATGTCCAGCAGATGAAGGGCTGACTGTGCCATGGCGACAAAGCTCGAGATCTGGAAGCAGGCGCTGGTCCACCTGGAAAAGGCCGCCATCACAACCCTCACCGACGATGTCGAAGCCACCTATGTCTTCGCCAACGCCTGGGGCGGTGCTGTCGAGGAAGCCTTCAATTCGGGCGACTGGAACTTTGCCAAGGCCTCCATTGCCTTGTCGCCCAACGCGGCCGCAACACCAGCCCTGGGCTGGGCCCATGCCTTCGACTACCCCCAGGGCTGGCTGCGCACGCTTGTTGTCTCGGACACATCAGACTTCGCGACCTTCCATGACTATACCGACGAGGGCGGCCGCCTGCATGCGCAGACGCCGGCGCTTTATCTGCGCTTCATCAGCGATGCGAATGCCGCCGACGACAAGGTCGTGACCTGGCCGACGATGTTCTGGCGCTACGTCGCCCTCAAGCTCGCCTTCGACACCTGCGGCAAGCTGACGTCGGGCGATACGCTGGAAGAAAAGCTGCGCCAGCGCATGGAGCGTGCCCTGGTGCAGGCCAAGAACATCGATGCCCGCAACGAAAACAACAAGCTGATAGAGCCGGGCAGCTGGCTGCGCGCCCGGCGCAGCAGTGGTGTCGGCGGCCGTCATGACGGCGGCGCGACACTCGTCGGCGGCCAGATCAGCTTTGGCGAGGGGGAGGTCTGATGCCGCGCGTTTCGGCCCCAGTCTATTCCCTGAACGGCGGCGAGATCGGCGAGGAAGCGCTGTCGCGCCTCGACCTCGAGCGCATGCAGTTCGCCTCGGCGCTGAGCTCCAACATCTTGCCGCGTGTCGTCGGCTCGATGACGCTGCGGCCCGGCCTCGAGCACATTGCCGACATCGATCTCGGGGATGTCCGGCTGCTCGAATATTCCTTCGCCGGCTCGAATGCCTCGATGCTGGTGCCGATCCTGTCGAACAACGAGATGCGGGTCTTGAAGGACAATGCCTTCGTCTCGCGTGTCGCCGTCTCGACCACGATTACCAATGGCGACTTCAATTCCTTCACCGGCTGGACCAATGCCAGCGCCGTCGGCGCTTCGGCAAATGTCGCGGGCGGCAATCTGGTGCTGACCGGCACCACCCAGGGCAGGGCGGCGGCGCGCCAGACGATATCGGTGGCAGCCGGCGACCAGGGCAAGGAACACGGCCTGCGTGTCGAAATTGTCCGCGGCCCGGTCTGGGTGCATATCGGCTCGTCCGCAGGCGCCAGCGACATCCTGCCGCTGTCGATCCTCGACGACGGCGACCATTCGATCGCCTTCACGCCCAACAGCGCCAGCATCCATCTCGAGATCTACACCGACAAGGCGCGCCAGGCGCTGGTCGCCCGCTGCCAGATCGATGCGCCGGGAACGCTTGTCATTTCGACGCCATGGACCACGGCCGATCTCGCAGCCCCCCGGCACAAGCAGAATATCGACGTGCTCTATCTCGCCTCGCGCCAGTTCCAGCAGCGTGAGATCCAGCGCCGTGGCGACACCAGCTGGGGCATCCAGCGCTACAAGGTCGACGACGGCCCCTTTGTGTCAGCCGACGGCACGGTGGCGCTGACGCCGTCCGTCTACACCGGCAACGGCACGCTGACGGCCAGCCGGCCGCTGTTCGAAGCGAGCATGGTCGGCCGCCTGTTCCGCCTGTTCCAGTCCGGCCAGACGGTGCAGGAGAGTTTCACCGCCGCCCCGGCAAATGGCGCCTCGATCCGCGTGTCCGGCGTCAATGCGGCACGCGATTTCAGCTTCCAGGTCTCCGGCATCTGGGCGGGTTCGGTCCGGCTCGAGGTCGCCACCGATGACGGCAGCGGCAATCCCGGCGCCTGGAGCACGGTGAGCACCTATGCGGCCAACACCGGCCCGACCAACTACCGCGACCCCGACAACAACGTCGTCAAGTTCTTCCGCTTCGTCGCCGTCACCTTCACCAGCGGCACCATCGACACCGCGCTGGTCTACACCGGCGGCAGCCAGGTCGGCATTGCCCGCATGACTGCCTATGGCAGCGCCACCGTTGCCAACGTCGAAGTGTTGAGCCGCTTCTATTCGCTGAGCCCGACCTTCGAATGGGACTTTTCGACCTGGTCGGACTTCGACGGCTGGCCGTGGGGCATCGAGGCCTTCGGCGGCCGGCTCTACTGGGGCAAGGGCGACTTCGTGCACGGCTCTGTGCCCGATGCCTTCCACAGCTTCAACGACAATGTCGAGGGCGACAGCGCGCCCATCTACCGCTCGATCGGCGCCAGCACCGACAGGGGCATCCTCTGGCTGCTCGGCCTGCAGCGGCTCATCGCCGGCACCGACAATTCCGAGATCTCGATCAAGTCGTCGAGCTTCGACGAGCCGCTGACGGCGTCGAGCTGGTTTCCCGTCGATGGCTCGACGCAAGGCAGCTACGACCTGCGCGCGGTCAAATGCGACAAGGACGGCATCTTCGTGCAGAGCACCGGCCTCAGGGTCTTTGCGCTGATCGCCGAGCAGGGCACGCTCGATTACAGCGCCATGGACCTGATGGCGATGCATGAGGAGGTCTGCGGCGGCTCGCCCATCGTCAGCATGGCCGTGCAGCGCCAGCCCGACACGGTGGTTTGGTTCATCCTCGAAAACGGCGAGGCCCGCGCCTTGACCTATCGCCCTTCGGAGAAGGTGGTCGCCTGGTCGCGCGTCGTCACCGACGGTGCGTTCAAGCAGGTCATCGCCTGTCGCGGCAAGGGCCAGGACAATGTCTATTTCGCCATGCTCCGCAACGGCACGCAACGCCTGGAAAGGCTGGCCGACCTGAAGGACTGCCGCGGCGGCAAGGTGAACTGCCTGGCCGACGGTTTCAGGCGCTTCACAACCACGGCGGGGCAGACGACATTTGCCGTGCCGCATCTCAACGGCAAGGGCGTCACCGTCTGGCTCGACGGTGCGGCCCTGCATGACCAGGACAACCTCTATCCCGTTGTCTCGGGGCAGGTGGTGCTGCCGCCGCAGCCGGCCGGCCGGGCAGTGGTGATCGGCCTCCCTTATGTCGGGCGCTGGCAGTCGACCAAGCTGGCTTATGGCGCTGCCAACGGCACCGCACTGTTCCGCAAGAAACGCGTGTCGCAGCTCGGCATGTATCTGGTCTACACCATGCTGGACGGCCTGCACGTGGGCAACACCTTCGACAGCCTGCACCGGCTGACGGTGACCAAGGGCGACAAGCCGATCGCGGCAAACAGACTGTTCACCAGCTTCGACGCCGACATGATGTCGGTGTCGAGCGACTGGGACACCGACAGCCGGCTCTGCCTCGAACATCGCTCGCCCTATCCGTTCACCGCCGGCTCGCTGGTGATGGATGTGAAGACCAATGGCTGACATCAGGCCCGCCGACGACATCGACTTCGCCCGCTTCTATGGCGGCGTGCAGGTAACAAGCCGGTGGGTCGGCCGCGCGCTGTGGCGCCGTCGCCTGCTCGCCGGTTTCGGCTGCGTCATCGAGACGGGTGAGGGCGAGTGGATGGCCTTCCTCGAGGTGCCGGCGGCCATGCGCAAGCCATTCATCTTCCGCCACATCCTTCAGGTGCTGGCGGAGGTCAAGGCAAGCGGTGCCCGCGTCATCAAGGCGACATGCGACACCGCGATCCCCCGCGCCGAAGCGCTGATGCTGAAGCTCGGCTTCAGGCCGACTGACGAGATCTTGGATGGAAAGGTGGTTTGGCAATGGGTTTCCTGACACCTGTTCTTGGGGCGATCGGCACGATCGCCAGCATCGGCGGCACGATCATGTCGGTTGCCGGCGCCATGCAGGAGGGCCGCGAACAGAAGGCCCGCTTCCAGTACGAACAGAAGGTTGCTGCCCAGCAGGCCGACGAGGCTGCGGCGGCAAGCCAGCGCGACGCCATGGCCCGCTATCGCGATGGCCGGCAGCTTCTGTCGCAGCAGCAGGCGGCCATTGCCGGCTCGGGCGGCAACATGACCGATCCCTCGGTCATCGACATCATGGACGACACGTCGGAGCGGGTGCGGCTCGCGGCGGAAACCGACATCTACAAGGGTGACCAGCAGGCGCGCGGCTACAACGACGCCGCCAAGGTCGCCGGCTACAACGCCGAGAGCGCCATGCGCGCGGCACGCATCCGGGCGGCCGGTTCGCTGTTCTCCGGCATGTCGTCTTTGTTCAGCCGGTTCGGCGAAAGCAACAAGAAGACGCAGGACCGGAGCTCGGTCTCTCTCCCCTACAACGCCCCCAGGTGAACAGCGCATGGTGACCATTCCCACAGCACGCGACGTCGCTTACGCCGATCCGCGTTCGGGCCGCATCGCCAATGCCGGGCCGACGCCGATGGTGGGGGCTGCCCTTGCCGACGCCGGCCAGGCCGTCGTGCAGGCGAGCTACAGCCTGCAAGAGCTTGCCGAGCGCGAAAAGATCGACGTCGCCCACGACCGTTCCAACGCTGTCTCGACCAGCCTGACCCGGTTTCTCGCCGATGAGGAACAGCGTTTCCTCAAGGCGCGTGAGGACAGCTCGGAAAGCGGCATCGGCTTCACCCGCCAGTTCATGGAAGGCCACCAGCAGCGCGCTAACGACTTCGCCAAAGCCAATTTCGAAGGCCTGACCAAGGACGCCCAGACGGGATACCTGAACAACATTCTGTCCCGCGGCAATTCGCTTTATGAGAAGGCTGACGAATACGAGCGAAACGCCAAGGGCGCCTATTACGACCGCACCACCAACACCAACCTCGACGCTTACCGCACGCAGATTAAGAACAATGCCGCCGATTTTGTACAGCTCAAGCGCGCGGGGCTGGAGGCGATCAATTCGACTGACATGCCCGAGCCGTGGAAGGCGGCGCGCCGGCAGCAGTGGGAAGCCGACGCCGCCGAAAGCAAGTGGCGCTGGACATTCCAGCAGGATCCGGCCGCTGCAGTATCTCAGATGCGCGCTCCGGTTGGCGGGCGTGTCGGGCGAGCCTATCAGCGCCTGATTGCGAAGGGTTGGGCGCCGCACCAGGCGGCAGGCATCGTCGGCAACCTGCAAGCGGAGTCCGGCGTCAGCCTCAATACACAGGCCCGCAACGCTGGCGACGGAAGCGACGGCTCGGACAGCATTGGCATTGCCCAATGGAACGGAAAGCGCGCGCAGGCGCTCAAGGCGTTCGCTGCATCGCAAGGCACTGACTGGCACGACTTCGATACCCAGATCGATTTCATTGATCACGAGTTGCGCACGAGCGAGCGCGCGGCAGGCGAAAATCTCGCGCGGTCGACGAACGCAGAAGACGCCGCTGCAGCCTTCACCGGTTACGAGCGACCGGCGGGATGGTCTGCCAGCAATGCGCGGGGCGCGCACAATTGGACGGGGCGGCGTGACAACGCGCTTCGTATTGCAGGCGAGAACCCGCAGGCTGAAGACGCCGACCTCGACAAGATTCCGTATGACCGCCGGGACCAATTGGCGTCATGGGGCGAGACGGAACACAGCCAGCAGGTCACGCGGCAGCGCGCAACGACGAAGCAGCGCTATAATGACCTGATTGCCACCGAGCCGGACACGGTTCGGGAAAGCGTGATCCTGGCCGACGCGACGCTCGAAAGCAGCGACAAGGCCGACCTCGTGACGACCCTCCGCGTCGCGCAGCAGGAAAGCGGCGGCGTCAATGCGATGATCGGCGCCCTGGCCGGCGGCAAGGTCGACGTCGACAGCTTCGACAGCGACCAGACCAGCATTGCCGACAAGACCTATGACAAGCTCTTTGCCGCAGCCGAAGATGCCGTCCAGCAGAATGCAATCACATCAGAGTTTGTCGCGCGCACCGGCTACATCCCGAAGAGCGTGCAGGCTGATATTCGCAAGGGTGTGGCGTCGACCGATCCGGCGACTTTCGCGGCGGCCATGTCGAAGGCCGACACGCTCGAACCTCTTGCGCCCGTTTCGTTCGGCGCCTTCGAAGGTGGTGCACAGGCGCGCGAAAAGCTCGGCGTCTTCCGCCACATGGTCGTTGATCTCGGCCTCAGCGGCGAAGAAGCAGCAACCCGCATTCTCGCCGCGTCCGATCCGTTGATGATGGCCAATCGCGAAGTGCTGAAGACCAAGGCGGCCAGGTTCATCAAGTATCTGAGCGTCTCTGATGTGACGAGCTCCTTTGACCCGGGCTGGTTGTCTTCGGCGCCCGGCGCCGGCATCGTCCCGCAACAGCCCAACGGTCTGCTGGCCGAATATCGCGAGATCGCCGAAGAAAAGTTCTACGAATATGGCGGCGATGCCGCTGCGGCGAAGGCCGCGGCGCTCACCGACCTCAAGCGCCGTTGGAACGTCAGCAACGTTTCGGGCTCTCCGAATCTGATGCGGATGCCGCCCGAGTTGCACTATCCGGCGATCGGCGGCAGCCTCGACTATCTGCGCGAAGATGCCATGAAGACCGCCAGCGACTACGCCGCCAAGCTCGGCCGGAAGGTCGAGAACGTCGCGATCCTGGCGTCCGACAAGACGCGTGCCGACATCGAGGCAAAACGCCCCCCACGCTATCGCCTGTTCTATCAATACACGTCAGGCGGCCAGACGCAGTTCAGTGAGGTCTTCGGCCCGCCATGGGGTGTCGATGCTGCGACCTTCAAGCGATACAGCGACAAGCTCGGCAAGCTCTCCATGGCCGAGCGCGCGCGCCAGGATGCTGCGAGTGATGCGACACGCGCCGGCGATGCTGCAGCGATGCGTGCGCTCGAGGCAACCGTCGGCCCCGACTGGATGAAGGCACGCGCGGCCGAAGCTGCCCGCGAGCTTGGCCGATCCCAGTCCGAAACAATCCGAAAGCGACCGCTTGAGACTCCGGCAAAGCCAACCTTCGATCCCGAGAAACTGCCAATCACCTTCGGTCATGCGATGAACGACGCCATGTGGAGCGACGATGCCGCAGATTGAGTATCCCGATGAGCGTCCTGTGCTGGGCGCCTTCCGCGCGCTCGACTACACGCAGATGGACGAGCCGGAGTTTGATCCCGACACGGCGACGGTGATCGGGGCAGCGTGGCGAGATGGCAATACGTTCGGCTCGGCAGCCAACAACAAGCTGGCCGGCATCGATCGGACGACGCCCGAAGCGAGCTATACAGGCGAAGCTGCCTGGAATGACATTCGCGGCACGGCTTACGAACCGCATTGGGAGCGCTTCACCACGCTGCGCAACTGGCGCGCGCACGCAGCCATGAAAAGCCAGATCGACATGGAGCGGGAAGACGACCGCATTCTCGAAGCTGGCGGGTGGACTGCGACAATTGCACAATTCGGCGCTCAAGCGTTCGACTGGCCATCGCTCCTCCCGGGCGGGGCTCTGGTGCGTGGCGCAACGACCGGTGCAACCATCGCCCGTACGGCGCTCTCGACCGGCTTTGCCGGTGCGCTCGGGGCCACCGTGTCCGAAACGGCGCTGCAGGCAACACAGCAGACGCGGCCTCTCGAAGAGAGCGTGCTTGCCATCGGTGGCGGTGCGGTTCTCGGCGCGCTCCTTGGTGGGGGTGTCGGCGCATTGTTTTCGGCATCTCAACGCAAGGCGGCCCTGGCCACTGTCGACCGTGTTTTGTTCGAGGCCGACGACAGCGGGGCTGTGCCGGCTGAACTCAGGGCTGGCATTGCTGAAGAACAGGTCGCGGGCACTGCTGCGAACGGCGGTATCAAAGACTCCGACAACGCCGCGCGCGCCGAGCCGCTGGTCACTGTCGACAGTGTTTTGGCCGCGGCCGACGACAGTGGGGCTGTGCCGGCTGAATTCAGGCCCGGCGTCGCCGAAAAACAGGTCGCGGGCACTGCTGCGAACGGCAACATTAAAGGCGGCGACGACGCTGCGGGCGAAAAGCTGCTCGCCACTGTCGACCGTGTTTTGGCGGAGGCCGACGGCAGCGGGGCTGTGCCGGCCGACTTCAGGGCGGGCGTCGCCGAAAAACAGCTCGCGGAAGCTGCAGCGGACGGCAACATCAAAGACGTCGACAATGCTGCGCGCGCCAAGCCGCTGGCCACGGTCGACCGTGTATTGGCCGGGGCCGACGACAGCGGCGCGGCTCCGGCTGAAGTCAGGGCGGGCCTTGCCGAAGAACAGGTCACGGGCATTGCTGAAGACGGAAACATCAAAGACGTCGACAACGCTGTGGGCGAAAAGCCGCTGGCCACGGTCGACAGTGTCTTGGCCGAGGCCGACACCAACGGCGCGGCGCCGGCTGACTTCAGGGCGGGCATTGCCGAAGCACAGAGCGCGGGCGTCGCTGCGGACGGCAACATCAAAGATGCCGACAACGCCGCAGAGGCCGGGACGGCTGGCCCGGCCAGCGATCATCTCGGGCCGCTGCGGCGCGCCCTGGACAGTCCGTCTGCCGTTCATCGCTCACTCATGGCCGACCTGGTCGATACCGGCTCCCATTTCGACAACACTGCGCGCGGCGAGGGTGAGATTGCCTTGGAAAGTGAAGTGAAATTCTGGGGGCGCGCCGGGGTCGCCAAGGCCCTGACCAGAATGCGCTCCATCTATGACGAAGCGCGCAAGGCCCGCGGCTTCAACATGGGCTGGGAAGAGTTCAAAATCGCCGTCGGCAAGGCCATGCGTCAGGGAGATAAAAGCGACAACAAGGCGGTGCACAAAGCCGGCGTTGCCTGGCGCAAGGCGGTGTTTTATCCGCTGAAGCAGCTGGCAATCAAGGCAGGGCTGCTGCCGGCTGGCGTGAGCGACCAGGGCGCTATTTTGTTTCTGGCCCGCTTCGGCAACGCCCCGCGGCTGAAAGCCGGCGAAGTCCGCTTCAAGACCATTGTGAGGCAGTGGGTTGACCAACAGCTTGCGCGCCTCGAGCGCGAGGCTGACAAGATGGGCAAGCCCGCCCGCATCAAGGGCGTGAAACCCGACGCGCTCGACCAGTTGGCGCCGGAGGCCGAGCCGAATAGCCACCGGTTTCGGTCGCCGGGGGAGCGGGCGGACTATGTGAACGGCGTTGTCGACGACATCTTTTCCCAGGTCACCAGTCGGGCAAACCAGGACATGCCGTTCTATGACATCGTGATGTCGAGACACGGGCTGCTGGCGGGACGCCCCTTCGACATCGATTTGGATCTCATCGAGGAGTTTCTTGAACACGATGTCGAATTGATCGGCCGGCGCTTTGCCCGCGTCGTTGCGGCCGACGTCCAACTGGCACGCCTGGACAGGCGCCTTGGCGGGCCGGGCAAGCCGACGCTTCAGAGCCAGCTGAGCCGGCTGGAAGACGATTACCGGCAACTGCGTGAACAGGTGCAGGCATCCGACATGGACGAAGCAGCCAAGGCCAAGGCACTCCAGGACCTGACCCGCCGGGAAAGCAGCGACATCGCGGACGTCACCGCCATGCGCGATCTTCTGCGCGGGCAGTCCGGGCTCGACAGCCGGCACACCGACTTCGCCCGCGTCTTGCGGACGGCGGGGCTGTTCGAGGTCATGGGCCGGCTCGGCGGCATGCTGGTTTCGTCGCTGGGAGATGCCGTGCGGCCGGCGATGGTCCACGGGCTGGGCCGGTATATGAACGAAGGTATCGCACCGCTGGTCACCAATCTCGGCGCGATCAAGTTCGCGGCCGCCGATGCCAGGCGCCTTTACACGGTGGTGAAACACCTGTTGCGCTCGCGTATCGCCGCCATGGCCGGGCTGACCGATCCTCATGCGATGATTCCGCCCTTCGAGCAACTGATCGACAACATGGGCACCACCTTCTCCAGAATGACGCTGCTGCCGTTCCTGACCGACGTGAACACGCACGTTTCTTCAGCGCTGGTCCAGAACCGCATCTTGAAGAATGTGCTGGCGGCGAGCGATGGCGCTTCCCTGCCGGCCCGAGAGCTGGTCATTGGCGATTTCTTTGAGCAGCCGACTGTATCGCTTGATGAGCTCTATGCGGTGGTCGGCAAACGGCAGGCCGAACTCGTCGCCGCGGGAAGCGAAGTCGCCGAGGCAACCGGCTCGACCTTCGTAAATTCTGGATTCAAGGACAAGGAGAAAGCGGCAGTCAAGATTGCGCGCAAGGGATATGACGACGCGTCCCACCTGACGGATGTGGTCCGGGCCGGTTTCGTGGTCGAGACACCTGCCCGGGCCGACGAAGTGGTTGCGAAGCTGGCGGAGCGATACGACGTTCTGGACGAAGGCTGGAAGAAAAAGACCAACGGCTACTTCGACCGCAAGGTCATCCTGCGCTTTGACGATGGAACGGTGGGTGAGGTCCAGCTATGGGAATCGAACCTGCGTGACGCGAAGTTCGGACGCGGGGAAGAGCTGTACAATCTCGCGCGAGATCTTGATCCCACGTCCGAGGAATTCCTCAAGCTGGAGAAGGAGGCCGAGAAGCTCTATTCGGCGGCGCGGGCTGCTGCAGGCGAGACCTGGTCGAGCGAGAACATCGGCGGGTTCAGTTCGCCGAAGCTCTTGAAGCGTTCGCGCCAGGCCTCTTCGGAGAGCACGTCGGCGGTTTCCCAGACATCCATGAAGTCCACCGGAACCCAAGGGGAGTTGGGCTTGAGCATGGCGAATGCTCCGGCTTCACCGATGACTGCTGGGCGGTTGTCCCAATTCACTAAATTGGTGGGGCGCATATCGGATTCCTTGTTTGGAAAAAGTGTAACACAGCCGGGAATCCGGGGCTATGCGGGCCTTTCTGCGGCCGACCGCAAATACATGGAATTCGTCGGTATCGACGAGGATATGGCCTTAAGAATTGCGGCCCAGTACTCACTGTTCGGACAGATCGAAGAGACTGTCCACATTCCGCTGATCGGGCGCTGGACCGATGACGAAGCGCGCCGCGCCTTCACTGCCGCCGTCAACAAGGACGTCGACACCACGGTGGTCACCGAGAGCTTGGCGGATGTGCCGCTGTTTGCTCACACGCCGGAGGGCAGGGCCTTGCAACAATTCACGAGCTTCGCGCTGGCCGCCAATCAGCGTGCATCGATGCACGGCCTGCAAGACGGTCCGGGCTCGTTCGTCTCGGGCACGCTGGGCATGTCTGCTCTGGGCATGCTGGTCTACTGGCTCGAGGCCATGGAATCGGGCAGCGAGCTTGCGGAGGATTCCGAAACATGGATTGCCGCAGGGCTGGACCGCTCCGGCATCATGTCGGTCGGCATGGAGATCAACAACGCCTGGGAAAAGCTGGGCGGCCCCGGCTTCCATGCATTGGCCTCGGCAGGCGGGCAATTGCCCGATCCGACAGCCGAGGCGCGCCGGCCCGCCGCGCGCGTCGCCGATCGGGACGCCTACGGCTCTCGGCTCGGCCCGTCATTCCGGCTTGGGACAGATGCGGCGCGGTTGCTCGGCATTCCCGCTCACGCCTCATCAGGTGATCTCGCTATGTTGTCTGGTGATGTTGACCGCCGCTCCAGGATGGCGCCGTTCCTGACGCTGCCCTATTGGCGCTGGATCATAGAGGGTGGCTTCGGGTTGCCGGACGATTTCAGAGGTGTCGAACCTGAGCTCACCTCCCTGGCCGCATAGGGCGGCGCTTTTCAGGGGACGGCAACTGGCTGCAACTCATCTCGACATATGTCGGGGCTGGACTGTGGACGGACACTGTCGAGGGAAAAAGAGGGTGCCGCTGTGCCCGATTCCCGCCCGCCAGCTCTCTACCGGACGGGGACACGTCCGGCGGCCTTACAACAGGCGATGCTCACGAATTGGAGGGCCGCTATGGCGTTTCGGGTTTGGGGTACCATATCTGAATTCCGGGGCTGCGCCGGTCTGGATCAGGCGGCCCGACGATCGGATCCAGCGGTCCGGGTGGCGACAGCTGGTCGATCATCGGCGGGTCCAGTTCGCCGAAGCTCTTGAAGCGTGCGCGCCAGATCTCTTCGGGGAGCACGTCAGCGTTCCACCAGACATCGACGAAGTCCACTTCTACCCAATAGGAGTTGGGGCTGAGCATGGCGAATGCTCCGCGTTCACCGATGATCGCAGGACGGCGGTCCCAATCTACCAAAAGGGTGCGGCGCTTGTAGGGTTCCGTGTCCGGTGATGCAGCACTTGCGGATTCCCCGGCTGCGCCGGCCGGGAGCGCAGGCGATGGCGGCGCCGAGGCAGAAGGCTCCGCAGCCGGCCGGCCGGTCGGTTCCTGCGCTCGGGGCAAAACCTGGTCGAACATCGGCGGGTCGAGTTCGCCGAAGCGCTTGAAGCGTTTGCGCCAGATCTCTTCGGGGAGTATGTTACCGGACCACTGGACATCTACGAAGTCCACCGGCACCCAGAGGGAGTTTGGCTTGAGCATGGCGAATGCTCCAGCTTCACCGAAGATCGCCGGACAGCCGTCCCAATCCACCAATCGGGCGCCGCGCCTATAGGGTTTCGTGTCTGGAGGAGGTGCACTTCCGGCTTCCGGGATTGCGCCGGCCTGCAACGCAGGCGATGGCTGCTGCGGCGCCGAACCTCGTTCTTTGGCCATCCACCCGAAGAGCAGGGAAAACAGGCCCCTGAGGAAACCCAGATTTTCCTGCGTTGGACAGGCCATCCAGACGCCAACGGAATACCCGACCATCGCGACCGGATCGGCATTGGTCACACACGGCTTGTTGTAATTTTCGATGATGGTGGCGAGCTCATCCCGATTGCGGAGGCCGATCACTTCGAGCACCGCGTGCGTGCTGGCATACTCGAAATTCGTGCCGATCTTGGACGAGAAATGTCTCGCGGCCACCATGGCGAACAGACCCGCGAGCAAGCGCACGTCGCTGTCGACGACCGAGCGGGGTGTAATGATGTGGCTTACGAGAAGCGCTGCCGAGCGCGGCGCAAGCTGGGTATCGGACCCGGCGGCTATCATCTCGCCGCCGATCGTGGAGATGGCCGAGCGCAGCATGGCGAGGTTTTGGCCTCTGGCGCGCGCCTCCGCGAGGAGTGCTTGCTCCCTGCGGGCTTTTCTGCTGCGAAGCAGATCGAACAGTCCCATGAGAAGCCCAGTCGAAGGTCGGTTTGACCCTGGGTTGAGGCGGCGCAACACCAGGGTATGAAAACGGTAGAAGATCGCCAGCAGGAAAAGGTTGGCGATCAGGCCCAACGCTATGCCGGGAGCCTCGGTCGGCCTGACCAAGGGCATCAGGACTGCAAACACGATCGCCCCGAGAGTGATCGTCAATCCGACCGCAATCCTGCTCTTGAGTTCGAGAGCGGTCGCCAACAGAAATGCCATGAAGGCAATCCGTGCAGGGTCAATCAACAGATCGATAAACAGGCCCATCGTCCAAGCTTCGCTTATTTTCGCGTATAACGTGTATTCAACCTGAAATTGCCGCCCCTTTCAAGGCCGGCTCTCGGCCACGAAATCGCGCTCGCCCCATGCCGCACGGACAGAACCGAGCGGCACGATGTCGCCGATGCCGGATGTCCATCGCGCCCAGGCCGGCCATTCCGACCATCGGTCAAACAAACGAACAAGCATTGGTGCCCCTAGGGTCGCTGCGGTCCGAGCTCGCTCGCGCCAGCGGTTTCATGCCGGTTCTGCCCGCGACGAACAAGATTAGCGCAGATCGTCTCGACCTGCGCTGCTTCTGCGCCGGTGCCCTGACTTCTGATGGCAACAATCGTCCCAGACGTCGATCGATCTGACGGCGCGTGGTTCGCGCCAGGCGCAAAAGCATCGGCCTGTCTCTCCGCATCACCACCCTGAACCGCTCGCCGCGGCGAGCCGCATTGCCTTGAGGACAAGATATGGCGACGGAATTCGACAATTCGCTGCATTGGGGCCTGTTCCTCACCGGAACCACGCTGACCAGCGAGACCGGAAAATATGTCAGGGTGTCCGAGCTGGTTCTGTCGGCGCTTCGCGCGGCCGGCGTGTTCAGCAACATGGTCGACGGCATCGTCGCACCCGCAACCGACAAGCTCTGGCTCGACAAGAATGTCGATCCGGCCGTGCTCAAGGAGTGGGACGCGACCGGGGCGTCATGGGTGCCGATGAGCTATGGCAGGCTGTTCGGCCGCGCCGCCGTGGACAAGCTTACGGTGACGGGCGGCACCGGCAATGCCGTCGTGGTATCCCAGCCGGTGGGATTCCAAGCGAACCGGCTATACCTGATGACGCCGACGCAGAACAACAGTGCCGCTGCCACCATCACGGTCGCGGGTGTCGGCAGCTATGGCGTGAAATATGGCAACGGTGCCGACATCGGCGCGACCGAGTTCAGCGCCGGACGGCAGGCGGTGCTGTTCTTCACCGGGGTTCGTTTCGAGGTGGTGTTTCCGCTCGGCGGTCTGTCGTCTGCCGTGCTGGCCGCACAGGCGTCGGCTGACGCTGCGGCAGCTTCGGCAAGCTCATCGTCGACTTCGGCGTCGAATGCAGCGACCTCTGCTACCAATGCGGCGAACAGCGCGACTGCCTCGGCAAACAGCGCGACCGCTGCGGCCAACGCGGTGGCAGCGCTGCCCTACAATTTCTCGACCACGACGACCGATGCAGACCCCGGAGCCGGCATCTTCCGGCTCAATAATGTGGCTCCCGGCTCGGCAACCGCTGCCTACATCGACAACGTCGATGCGGATGGTGTCTCGGCAACGGGCGTGCTCGACAACTGGGACGACAGTACGAGCACGGTGCGCGGTGTCCTCACCATCCGCTCGAAGGCGAACGCCACGATCCGCCACACCTACAACGTGACGGGCTCCGTGGTCGACGGGACGGGGTATCGCAAGCTCACCCTTGCCTATATCGGAGGCTCGGGCGCGCTGACCAATGGCGCGGGGCACTGGCTGATCTTCAATAGGACTGGGGACAATGCGTCCGGTGATGTCACCGGGCCGGGATCCTCGACCAACAACGGCTTCGCCCGCTTCAATGGCACGACCGGCAAGGTGATCAAGGACAGCGCGGCCGTGATCGCTATTGCCGACGGCGGCACGGGACAGGGCACTGCGGCGAATGCGTTCAATGCTCTGAAGCAGGCGGCAAGCGACACTGCAACCGGCGTTGTAGAACTCGCCACTGGGCCGGAGGTCGCCACAGGAACTGATGCTGCAAGGGTGCCATCTGTTTTGACCATGGGTAGCCATCAGGGTGTTGCCAAAGCATGGATCAATTTCAATGGTGACGGCACTGTCGCAATTCGTGACAGCTACAATGTTACGTCGATCACAGACAACGGAACTGGTGACTACACTCTGAACTTCACAATAGCATTGGCTAACGCCAACTATGCTGTTGTTGGCTGCGGTCGTGACGATGCTGGTGCAGGAAGCTATAACGTTGTGTGTATCACGTCCATCACTCAGCTAACCACGTCTTGCCAGATACGTACTCGTGCTGTCAACAACACCGCCATCGACAGTGATACTGTGGGCTTGGCTATCTTCGGAGACTAACATGCAACGCATTATTTATCCAAATGGCGACGGCGTGGCCGTGATTATCCCGGCTGAAAAGAGCGGCCTTCCCATAGAGGAAATCGCTCGCAAAGACGTGCCTGAAGGCGTGCCATATCGAATAGTCGCGACCGCCGATGTTCCTACTGATCGATCGCAACGTGAACTTTGGACCGCCGATTTTAGCAGCCCTGACGGCCACGGCATCGGGGCGGCCGCATGGTTAGCCGAGCAGGAGGCAATTCTTGCCGCCGCGCACGCTGAGGAACTGGGTCTCGAGGAAAGCAAATGACCGTCATCACCATTCGGGCAGCACCGCCGCCGCCTGTCCCCGACGCTGTCTCTTCTCGGCGGTTCAAGATGCAGCTTGAGATCGACGGTCTAACCACATCTGTCGAAGCATGGATCGCCACGCAGCCCAAGCTTGTTCAGATCGCTTATGTAGAGAGCAAGGCATTCAATCGAGACGATACCATGTTGCAATCGGGCTTTGCTGCGCTCGGCTACTCTTCGCAACGCGTGGATGCATTCTTCACTGCCGCATCTAAGCTTTGACGCCGAAAATGGGACCAGCTATGGCGTAGCAAATGAAGCGCCACGACTTAGTCATTCTCACGGGGAAGCAACGCCCGCTTTTGAACGATCTGGTGCTTCAGCTTAAGGAGCGCCTGCGCGGCCAAGGTCGGCAATATGGTGGCCACCCGGCCGTCACACGCAGCCTGGTCGAAGGCTTGCAGCAGCTTCCCGGCGTCGACTGGCTCTATGCGCGGCGTTACGGCAGTCTTCGGGCCAAGACCGTACATGCTGTCGCGGACGTCCGGTCTGTGCGCACCGGCATAGCAGCAAAGCGGAACGGTCTATGTGACAGGCTGATCGTTGGGCCAAACATTGTTGTTCGTGCCTTTGAAGACGACGCGGTCTTGGCGTCTCCCGAAATCGATATGGTGCTGGTGCCAAGTCGGTGGGTTAAAGCCGCATATGAGGCTGATGAGCCGCGTCTGATCGGCAAGATTGCGGTTTGGCCGGCAGGTGTGGACGCCGATGAGTGGGCGCCCTCGGGAGGGGAGCGCCGTACTGTTCTACTCTATGAGAAGCGCCAGCCCGAAGCGGCAGCCAATGCGGCAGAGGTGATCCGAGCGGCAGGCTACGAGCCTGTGACGATCCGCTACGGCAACTACCAGCCCGAGGAATTCAAGCGAGCGCTGGACGAAGCTGTTGCATGTGTCGTGGTCGGACAGAGCGAAAGCCAAGGCCTGGCACTAGCCGAGGCGTGGTCAATGGACGTGCCGACATTCGTCCGGCGCTTTGATGTCATCCCCGACGAGGGCACTCCTTGCAGTGCAGCCCCTTATCTGACTGACGCGACCGGCGCTTTCTGGTCGACCAGCGATGAGCTTCGGCAATTGTTGGCATCCGGCATGGACGGCTACGCCCCGCGTGAATGGGTGCTGGCGAACAATACGGACCGCCACGCTGCGGAAGCCTTGGTGCGCATAGCCCTCCCGGCCTAGCCGGTCGCTTTAGACCGGCTTCGAATTTCGCGGTGACCTGCCGCATCTCTGCAGGAATGACGGCAGCCGACACGCACCATGGGACGCGTCCATGGCGCCGAGTGGCCGGAGCGTCGTCCTTGGTGGCGGGCAGGGTAAGCTGCGTTGTTGCCGCGCCGCGGCGGCGGATGCCGACTTCAGCGCCGCCAGAATATCAAGCACCTCTCTTCGAAGGTGCGGATCGTCTGTCTGGTTCATCTCCATCGTGAGATCGAGGAACCCTACCGCCGCCAGAAACTCCTCGGTAGCGCTGGCGATGTCGGGTTCCGCTGCAACGGGCGCGGTCGCCTCCACTACCAGGCGCTCGATGCGCGCGACTGGCAGCGGGGTCCGGCCCGTCGACACAAGAATGGCAAGTTCCTCAAAAGCGTCCATCTGTACCCCGGACGACTTTAGCCAGTGCGTGCCCCTGCGGCCAGTCAGAAGCGTCCGCGCGTCCCCGTACGCCAAAGCGAGGGAGAACGGGTCAGTCTGTTGTGGCCTCAAAAAGTCGCGGCCAATCGCTGCGGGATCGCTGCGCGGCAGGATAGGCAACCCTCGACATACGCAACAAGGCCGCAGGCTCGTCGACCGAGGCAATCGTGATCCAGTCCGCGCTCAGGCGAGAACGGCCTAGAAGCTCGCCAGTCTGTCGTTCCTGCAAAGGACGAGGACATCGTGGTTGTTGGCCCAACCGCGCTCGATGTAGCCGGCTCGCAGGCCAGGCAGACTGTCGGCGATGTCGAGGATTGTCGACGGTTTTGACAGCGACACGCCATTGTTCACTCAGGTGATCTGCCAGGTAGCCCAGCCAATCTGCCGTGCGCTTCCGGTCCACATGGGTGAACAACGACCCTATCCAGATGACGTCGAGTGAGCGCGGGAGCCCGACCTGCAGAAGATCCGGTTGGGAGTGGATGGCCGTTCCGCCAAAAGTCCGAGCGCAAAAATCTGCCCCTTCGGCGTCGATGTCGCAGTAGAACATTTCCGCGGTCGGGAAAAGCAGCTTCAGGTGTCTGGAGACCCGCCCGTGACCACAGGGAAGGTCAAGAACCTTTGATACGTCCTGCCGCCAGGTCATAGGCCGAGTAAAGCTCTGCGATTCTCTGGAAATTCATCAGTCCGAAGCCCCTTGATTATTCACGGGACTTCCTAGCGGGGCTCGTCGTTCCCCACAACCCGGAATACCGCCGGCTGACACCCACAATGGAGCATCACCATGGACCGCATTTCCAGCGGGCGCTAACGCTCGTCCTGAAACATGAGGGGGCTGGTCGGATCATCCGGCCGATCCTGGCAGCGCCACCATGAAGGGGTGACGCTGGCGAACGTCCGCCGCGACGTGAGCCCGGGCGATCACCCATATCTGGTGGCGTTAGAGATCGAGCTCGATCTATCCGCACAAGCGGTCGGCGCGATTTGCGTTGCGGCCGGCAAGATCACCTCGGCGCCATGCATTCGCATTGCCTGCCACATGCTCCGGCACCTGGCCTGGCGTGCGCATTCAACTGTGGCCGGAGCAGTCAGGCCGACTTGTGCCTGCCGCGAAATACGGACCAGGCAATCAGGCCGGCCCCGATCAGGCTTGCACCCCAGGCGATCAGCGCCGGCATCATCGGACTGCCGAAACATCCATAGAGGCCGATGTAATCCATCTGGTAGCAATGTCTGGCCGGGCTTTCGTTGTCAAAGCTGTAGGTTCGCGTGAACATTCCGTTGAAGAACAGGAACACGCCGGCGATGAGGATCACCCACTTCATTCAGCCCTCCCTCCCGTTGATGCTGGCAGATTGAACGACTTCATCATCAAAGGAAATCACCAGTGGCCGCAATCTACACCGGCGCTCGTCCTGAAACGTGAGGGGGGCTGATCGCACCGTGATCCGGATGCCATGGCCGCTAGCTAGTAGCCGGCCAGCCAGAAGATGCCGCTAGCCGCACCGAACGCCACGGCGATGTAGAACAGGTCAGTCCATTGCGGTCCTGGAACGTCGCTCAGATGGTCGACAGGTGCCATGTGCTCGACGCGTGAGCCCCCTGAGCCACGGAGATATAGAGCGCGTCTTTCAAGGTCATTGTCGCTGCGGGACGACTTCAGATCGGCCGTCATATTCGCCTCCCAAGAAGATTGCTTAACTCCTTGGACGGCTGACCGTTCCATGCCAGTGCGGGGCAGTCTGGCGCCGGGCCACCCCCGGTGGAGGAAGAGGGATGGCCCCGCTCACTGCTGCGGGGCCCATCAGGACTACGCGGCGTCCGAGACGTCCGACATTTGGTCGAAAATGCCATCCGGAAGGCCGAGGGCTCGCGCAATGCGGTCCCGGTATCCCTTTTCGAAGCGATGTCCGGCCTCGATGCTTTCGACTTCATCAACCGTAAGCCCGCTTGTTACAGCGACGGCGCCGATCGAATAGCCCAAATATTGGCGGTAAGCCTGGATGGCGGGCGTTCCATTTGCAATTGCTGACAGAACTTGCGCCGGCAGCGCGAAGGGCGTTGCAATAGACATTTAGCCTCCAAATTTTGAGTACAGCGCTGGCGGTTGTTTGAAATGCGTCAGCGCTGATTGAGATGGCATGCCGGAAAAGCCGGCAACCGAAAGCGTCACTCCCGAAACGGTGAGAGGCGCAATCGCAATATGGTGCCTGACCCCGAAGTGATCAAGCCATTCCGCCGATGTCAGATCGTCGGACGAACGCGACGTCGCGTCACCGCGCCTGCTGGCTGCTCAAACCAACCCCAACCGAAGGAATTTTTCATGGACCGCAATTTCGCGCGGGCGCTAACGCTCGTCCTGAAGCATGAAGGCGGCTGGTCGGATCATCCGGCCGATCCTGGCGGCGCCACCATGAAGGGGGTGACGCTGGCGAATTTCCGCCGCTACGTGAAGGCGGATGCAACCAAGGACGATCTGCGCGGGATCACCGACGCGCAGCTGGCCACCGTCTACCGGCGTTTCTACTGGGACGCCGTGCATGGCGCCGAGCTGCCCGACGGCGTCGATCATGCCGTCTTCGACTTCGCCGTGAACAGCGGGCCGGGCAGGGCGGCCAGATATCTGCAAGGCGTCGTCGGTGCCGTCCAGGACGGCCGGATCGGCCCGGCGACGCTGAACGCTGTCAGCGCCATGATGCGCGCCACCATCATCAACGACCTGTGCGACAGGCGCATGGCCTTCCTGCGCGGCCTCGCCACCTGGCCGACATTCGGCAAGGGCTGGACGGCCCGTGTCTCCGCCGTTCGGTCGGCGGCGCTGAAGCTGGCCGCGCCCAACGCGCCTGAACACGCGCCGCCGTCACCCGCGCCGGTGGGGCACCCAGTGGACGACAAGCAACCGACAGCCCCCACCAGACCCGCGCCTCATCCCGCCGGGCGCGGGAGCGGCTTGGCTTCATTCCTGCAACTCATCACCAGGGCGATCGCCGCCTGGTTCATCAGAGGACACCGACCATGGCACCGATAATCCGCATCCTGCTGCGTTATGTCTCGCTTCCCCTGCTGGCGCTCGGCCTGATCCTGCCCGAGGAACAGCAGGCGCTCGTCGCCGATCCGCAGCTTGTCGAATGGCTGGGCACCGGCCTTGGCCTCGTCGCCTCGATGGTCGCCGAGGGCTGGTACTGGGGCGCGCGCCGCTTCGGATGGACGAAATGACCGATCGCGCCGTCACATCAGGCGAGGCGCTGACTGTCATGGGCTCTGTCCTGGGGCTGGCCGTTGCCGTCGTCATCCTGCTCGCAATGCATGCCACGCGGCAGCGCTGGGGAAGGGGCGGCTCATGACCGGCTTCCTGCTCTCCAACCCGACGCTTCTGGCGGTCATGGGCGGCCTTTTGGCCGCACTGGTCGCTTTCCTCAAAGGCAACAGCCGCGGCGCCCGCCGTGAGCGCGACCGGCAGGCCAGGGCCGAGCAGAAGGCGAGGGACATCGCCTGCGAGGTGCAGTCGGACATTGGCGTCATGTCTCCCGGCCAGCTGCGCGCCGAGCTCGCCAGAAGGACACGACAATGAGGGCGCGGCCAGAACCACACGACCATAAGGAAATGGCAATGAGGACACGACAATGAAGCGCCGGCTGCTCGACCTGATCACCCGCATCCTGCTTCTGATCGTCGTGCTGACGGGCGCTGCCGCCTGCACCGCCGCGCGCGGCAGCATCTGCCTGGGTCCAGACCTCCGCTATCGGCAACAGGTCTATGACGCCATGAACGAAGCCGAGGCAGCGCGCCACCTGGCCGCCCTCAAGCTGCGCGAACAGCTCTGCCCGAGGTCGAGATGATCATCCAGGCCACGCTTCTCACCATCAACGACGTGCTGCTGATCGGCTTCGGTCTGTCGATCGGCTGGCTGGCGGTGGCCGGCTGGCGGCGGGGGGCACCGACATGAACGAACGGAACACGGAAATCGACGGCGACCTGCGGTCCCGGCTGGTGGCGCTCGAGCATCAGGGCGCCAGCCGCGACCAGCGCCTGGCGGCACTCGAAGCCCGGCAGCGCCAGAGCGATATCGCCGAGGCACGCAAGGACGAACAGTTCAAGCACATGGACATGCGGTTTTCGACGCTCGACGCCAAGATCGACGGTGTCAGCGGCACGCTCAACTGGATCGCCAAGCTGGTCATCAGCGGCATCATCCTCGCCATCGTCGCCTTCATGATGGGCGGTGGCTTCAAGCTGCCCTGA